ACTTGGATCAAATTTTCGTGGTTCTTCGTCGTCTTCTTGTGAGACGGAAATGTCATACCAGAGAGGAATCGGGGGAACTTCTTTGTCCTCAACTTCAAGAATTTGATCTATGCCAAGCGGTGTGAACTCTTCCGGTTTGAACGGTTCGTCGTCCGTTATATCACCCAAAGGTAGTGGTTGCCCAGCAGGTGGATTTAATTTATAAATATTCGGATTGGTAAAGTCCTCCCCACTAGCTAGACCTTGAGACCTTATCTCAGAGTTGGGGTAGTCTTTACGAGCACGTTCGATTGCACCACTAGCGCCTTTGGGTGACCAAACAATAACCAATATCTCGTTGGGATACTCTACGGGATTTAATATACCTAATAGGTACGGTACAAAATCTACAATAGGTTCAGTACGCGCAGCCATTAGTAACCCTTATTCATCTGATTAGGAGGCAGACCAGCACTTGGAGGGGGCTTAGATAATGGCATGGGAGCCTGCATATCTTGCATGGGCATATCGCTTGCAGGCGGGTTTAGCTTAATTATAGCAGGATCAGCCATATCTTCGTCAGTTGCTGGACCTAGATTACTGGTAAATGTTGCATCAGGATACCGTATAGATGCTTCTAGATTAGCCTCGTTTTCGTCGTGCGCCCATATGATAACACGTATATCACCTTCAACAGGATCATTTAGTTGTATTACAAAAGCATTATGATGGGGCATTTGCTACCTCTGGTAGTGGTACGCCAAGAGCATTAAGTAATGCTTCCGCTATTTCGGGTGAACCAACTTGGACAAGTATACCTACTATAGCTTCCACTAACTCAGGAGGCAACGGCGGTACTTGCATAGGTGGTACTTGTCCCGGCGGTGGCATTTGTCCCGGTGGCGGTACTTGTCCGGGTGGAACAGCACCGTTTGTCGGTTGCTGCTGTTCAAATAGTAGTGCAACTTCATTAGCTAAATCTTCACGACCTGCATCTTTAAGTGCGGCAGCAATCTGTTTAGCTATTATTGGGGGAAGACTTTTACCTTTTTCTGCCAAAACCTTATTTTCCTCGGCAACAGGATCGCGCAGACGGAGATATTCTTCTCGTGCAGTATCTTGTGACACAAGAGGAAGTTTACCCGATTGCTCGCTAGTGGCGCTCAAGGCCATCATAATCTCTGCTTCTTTATCACGAGGCATACGAGGTTCGACAGTAACTGAAACAAACCATTCGGGGTCTATGCTGTCAGGTAGAGTTTTTACAGTAAAGTACACATCCTTTGAATTATAACCACTAAGCTCTATAGCTTTACCGTTATTTACGAACTGACGAAACAACTCTTCACAAAGCCATGTATAAGCACGGGCTAATGTACCAGTGCGGGGCGAATACACAGAACGTGTAGCGTCGGCAAGAACACTAAGTGCCCTACCTGACATAGCTTCTTTAGTGCCACCATATGCTAACGGATAAGGTAACGTGGATTGCTGCCAATCCTCTTGAATCATACCAAGTGCAGCGGGCGCTTCTGGCGGCATAGAAGGTAACTTCAAAGGTTCTATCGATTCACTTTCATCTATAGGGATTTCTTGATAATTCTCGTAAGGATCGCCTTTAAGTTTCTTGGTGCCATCTTTAGACTTGTGGACAAGCGAACCTACTATAGAACGCTTGGCATTATCCATAACCCACGAAATCCATTTATTACGAGGAACTATTAAACCACGAGACGACGACCATACGGAGTCACCCTGATGTTCTAGAGTAGATTCTAAGTCCTTGTTTTGGATAGTAGGCATAGAACCTACACGACTTATGTAGATAGGGGTATGACCTACTTCATGCGGTGTAAGTGGTTTAGCAAAAGCATCCCCAATGATTACCGCATTATTAGTTTCATCGTAAAAGTCTACAACTTCATACTCTGAGGGATTAGTAGGAGAAAAGGGATTCAAACGAGAGTTAGAAGGAAAAACAAAGTCAGGGTATTCCGCTTGAATTTGTGATCGGGTAGCCTTGTATTTATGGGCGGCCCAGATTACGCCGTTTGGCCCCATTTCCCACGTAGTATGAAGAACATCCCAAGGTTGTACGTCGAATACTACTTCGCTTTCATCTTTGGGTAGATATACAAGTGCTCGCATTGCAAGCCAACCGCGGACGCACATTAAAAATCCTAGACCTTGGCGTAGCGGCGGTTCTCCACGACGATCTAGACGACGGTCTATTGCATTTAGAGCACCAAATAAGTATAACTCGCCGTTGGACGAAGCCTTTTTTTCCTCCTCTGTAGCATTTTCTGGTAGATGCACTTGTATAGTTACCTGAGCACGGTTCACGCCATCGAGAACTTTGTCAAAAAAGTTACGGGGCTGGCTGGATGTGTAAGCCTCGTATTTTTTCTTAGCTTCATATGGGATAAGTGCATAGCCATCATCGAAATCGCTCTGCATAATGCTGCGACGATCCTCAAGTTCGCTTTCCTTGAGCTTGATAGCTTCTATGATGTCGGGAATAGTTTCAAAAGCCATTTAAGCAAATTCACCGAAACTGTGAATTTCTGTAACATTAGAATAGCCGTAGGCTTCTTTACGCATTTGCCACGCTAAACCTACCGCTGTAGGGTAATCGTCGTAAGCACCTGACATCGCTTCAATACGACCATCCTTGTCGGGGTTTTTGATTACAGATTCAAATTGTGCTAGACCAAGTTTATTGGGAACGGTGATTAGACGAGAAGCAACGGCTTCGATAAGTTCCCCCCATAGAGTATAGCGGGTACTTGCATTAGTGTGCCAGCCATATTTATCCTTGGAACGTTCGTAGATTCGGGGATATTCTAGCTCCTGAGCTTTACGTATAGTGACGATACCCCAATCGTTGTATTCTATAGCCCAAAGTGGATTATCGTACAGGGCGAGCATTTTGACACTTTCGCCCGCTAGAATTTCGGGGGCAAGAACCTTATCGCATATGTCAGCAACTACATAGCCAGTGCGAATGTCGATTATTACCGTTACAGCATAGTCACCGCCAGTACCGTGAGTTGTATCAGTACCAGCAACGTAGCGTTTTCCTACAGTATATTTCTGGTAGATGCTGATAACGCCGATTTTCTCGACAGGTTCACGAGTATCGTCTTGCATACCCTTAACGGCGTCGGGATCGAATGCGGCAATTACTCGTGATGGAGCTAATGCTTCGTTAGCAGTACCGGGATACTCCTGCTCCATGTAGAGTTCAGGATTGAGCTTTTCCGTAACGGGGACATTGGCACGAATTTTTTCCAGCCACGCAGCATCACGACTAGGGCGAGCATCCCAACCTATAAAGATAGCCTTATATTCGTTACTAGGAGCACCACGCCAAATTTCTTTAAATAAGCTAGCAGGACGAAGTTTGTTTACCGTAGACGCCATAAGAAGTTGTCCACCAGCATCGATGGTAGGTTTTACTGCGGTATAGTTGGCGTCGAGATGATCGTGGTAATCAGCTTCATCTTGGATTACAAGCGTGGCCGTTTCACTTCTACCCGCACGTTCAGTAGACGGAAGGGCAACAATTTTAGAATGGTATTGGGGAAACGACATTTCAGTAGCACTATCAAGACCCACGTCGGTCTGTAGGTGCTTCGGAAGTAAGGAATGGATCGTTCGGCATTTATCGAGTAAGACAGCAGAGACTTTTTCGCTTTGTGATAATTCCAGTACTACAGCACCTTTGTGATAAATCGCCGTCCAAAGCGCGTAGGCTGCGAGTAGCCACGACACACCAACTTGACGAGCTTTCAGAATAACTACAAGCCGCTCCGAATCCAGTGCGTCGATTACTTCAACCAGATGCGGCCAAAGCTCAAATTGTATAACGCCACGACCGGGCGGCGGTTCAAGAATTTTTACACGCTCAAGAAAATCGGCAAAACTATTTACTGCTATAGCACGCTCTATACCACGAGAGGTAAACGTCGGCGCTTCAATCACTTGGGTCCACGCATTACTATAATATATTCTTTGTCAAAGTAGTGTCGGGCTTGCAAATTAACGCCGCCTTCTCGCCCTACACGATTGATAACGGCCAACACCGAACATGAAGAATTGTTATTTGTGCAACGCTTCAACGGGTGTAACAAAATTCGTCCGTCGAGTGGCTTAAGTTCGCTA